TGCTAAATCGGCTTGTGCTTCGCGTTGCCATTCGCTCAATCCTTGAAACTCATATCGCTCATTAAAGAATGCAGAGTATTGACGATATAGATCACCTGGTGCCACATCAACCATTACAATCCCCGCTCGACGAATAAGAGTGTATGTGCCTGATGCCATATACATATGATTCGATTCGTAGATTTGTTTATCGACAAACTCCTCTACGGTCATACCATCACGATCTTCTTCGGTTAATGCAGTATCAACGACAAATAACATATCAATGATTGCTCTTCCAGTATGTTCTGATCTTGGTTGATATGGAAAACTGACTCCAGTTCTTTGTTTAACACCATCGCAAGTCAGATAATCATATCGCGAATCATTATTGTCAGTCGCATCTGTGGGACAATCATCGGGTCTTTCCATTTGTACAAAGCATGATTGATCGAGGTGTACAGTGCGCTCAGTATATGAACCACCTTCACCGTCTGCATAATCTTGCAATCTATCTTCTGGTAACAAATGATTGATATTTTCAAAGTGAGGATCGTATTCTTCAGGCGTTAATGTACCTGCACAATAAGAATCACCAAGCAAGGTACCTGCTTCGGGCGGTGGTTCATATCCGCAATCTTCGGAATCAGTCTCTACAACTTCACTGTATTTGCCACCTTCGCCATCTGCATAGTCTTGTACTTTATCAAATTCTCCCAGATTTTGTATTGTATTAAGTAGATCTTGAAAACGATCACTAGAACTATTAGCACAATAGGAATCACCTATACGAGTACCATATTTTGGAGGTGCTACGTATCCACATTGTTCTGAGTTTGGAGTTTCTTCTGTTGTCGAACCACCATTGCCATCAGCAATGGTTTCGATGAGTGTCGTGCCATCGCACGATGTGTCCAATACAGTTCCCGCATCGGGGTTAGACGGACTTGGTGGTGTTACCACCGTTTGTTGATCTTCATTACCACTATTGCCGCCACCACAACCGGTTAAAAGAAGTAGAGCGAACAAAAATTTCTTCATCTATTGTACCTGTAAAATACGTGAGCACCTATGCTCTTTGTTCTGATCATCGAAGCGACCCAATATGGTTCAACCTTCGTATTATGATAAAACAATGACCCATCTGTCAGATCTCGATAGCCGTGATATACTACTTCTGCTACACGTACACTATCTTTGTATGCTTTCATATCGACAGGTACATCTGCCTTACCATCACAAAACCAACTGAACTGACATTGATTACGGCGAGGTAAACGATTGCCCTTCCAATTAGTGTACCACTTTGCTTGAGTCACTACACCACAAACTGTACTAGGATACTTATGGTGTTCTACACGATTCATCGTGACATTAGCGACTGCAATTTTACCGGTCAGAGATTCTCCTCTCGCCTCAAAGTAGATGTTCTTCGCAAGACAATCGATCTCGTCTTGTATCCACTCGTCAGCTGCCAAAGCTTCTGACCATACCATACACATTACAACAAGTAATAGCTTATACATAAACTCCTCCTTGCTTCATAGCAAAAAAAATGCCACACTTGGATTACAAGGCAGTGGCCGCCCCGCGGGATTATGCAGCTAGTGCGTAATCACCGTAGTAGTTGTCATCATTTGCAACTATTTGTTTGAACCCTGTTTTTGCAGACGGCGTTCATCGTCTGATTCTCCACTTGCTTTCGGTTGCCCGTCGATTCCGTAACGCCCCCATCAAAAGTAGTCTCAGCGCAGTGATGCCTTCTCAGAGCGACTGGACCGGTCAACAGTGATAAGACTACTTTTGGTGGAGGCGGCGGGATTCGAACCCGCGTCCGCACTTCCTAATACAAGCTTCAACGAATATCTCTATTTATCTCAGTACATATTTTTTGAGTACCAGTATCATTTTCTGTCCAATTGATATCGTAATATTCTGACATGTCTAAGATAGCTTTTTTCCAATTTGGTTCATCTTTATACTTAAACCAATTCCAAATTTCTATACCGTCAATATCGGTACAATCCATACCCTCGATCCATGGACCACCTCTTGTCCAATGAATACCACACGAATCGTGTAGTGTACTTAAATCACTATATCCTTCACACCAATTCCACTTATGTGGTATCTTTCCGATTGATGCAGTTGTCCATTCAAATTGATGCAAATATTTTCCCGTAGCTTCTTGCACAGACTCTAACGTTAAGTTCTTGCAATCTGGATGAGAGTTATTAAATACCATCAAACTCGACCAGAGTTTCCTATCATACCATACATCTTTAGTATTTGTAAACTTTGTATCATATTTGTGTTCGAAGTCATGTTGTACACACGCGACAGCATTATCGGGATTTAAAAACCATATCGTGTTGAGTACATTTTCTGTAAAAATAAAATCATCATCACAAAATATACTGATGCCTTCATAGTTCGACAAGTATGGTACTAAAAATCTAGTGTAAGAAAATTCTGTTGATTGATTCTTATACTCCCTCGTCCATCCTTCAATCTTGGTAACATCAAGCATTTGTATATTGATATTCTCATTATTAATTTTTTTTAAGATTGAATTTTTGCAAACTTCTGAAGCATCACCGTGGGTACTATCATAGCCGATAAAAATATTAACTGGCTTTTCAAACATGTATCTAATTTCTTTCTCCCATGCACGGGTGTTTATGGACATACTTGTATGTCTACTATCTTCGGTAATATTAAACATTTGTGGAGTCATTAAATTAGTATCATGATGAATCATATTGATGTCTATTTTATCGATATATCCATAATGCTCAAATATTTCTTTTAATGTTTTTTTAGGATAATCATAGAATAATTCGAACGCATCGAATACAATTACATCTACATCGGTGTCTGTTAATTTTACTGCATGCTGTCTAAATGAACCAGGATGTATAGCTACATTCCATTCTATTTTTTCATGTAACATATTTGGATAAACAACTGCTGTCATAGGATCATTTAATCCATATTGTAACATATCATTTATTAGCCAATGCATTTTGACTATTCTTCGATAATGAGCAGTTTTGTTATGGCCTAATGCTCGATGAAAATTATCATAATCTATTCGACCAGGATCTGTGTAAAAAGTAGTTAGATGTTCGCCAAAAGCATTTTCAGATGTTCTATGATTCACAACACGTTGTCGTATTACAGAATAAGGCACGACTCGAACGTGCCTAAAATCTTTATAGTATTGTGCTATACGCTTATCGTGTACATCATCTGTACTACCTTGATATAAAAGATTATAAGCGTTAGGTAATCTTTTATTGATAAGAATCATCCAGCAATAATCTCGTAAATCTCTTTCCAATTTTGTACACGAACATGTGCACCTTCACAATTAACATTATGACCATGAGCCATCAGTATACTATTCAAACCGACATTTTGTCCAGCAAGCGCGTTCTCAGGTTTGTCTTCGATCCAATAACAACCTGTTTCTTTATACTTAGCTAGCGCATCGTCCTTGTCTGCACCGCAGTCGAGGTACACATACTTCTCGAATACTGTATGACCAAACGTCTCACATAGATTTTTCGTCCTCAGATGTTGGGCATATTCGTCATCGCTCAATGATGTGATTACGTGGAACACATATCCATGTTCTTCATGAAGCTTACGAATATATTTAATAGCATCTCGCAGAGGTGGTATCTTGCGGATAGAAGCGGACTCATTAAACATACGAGTGAGTTTTTTCTTTTCAGCAAAACCAATATCATACTTCTTACCAATGTCATATTCATTGGGTGATTGGATTCGATAATTATGACGTTTCATCCATTGATCGAACGAGTAAGTCCAATCGAGCATGACTCCATCACAATCTGTAAGAATTAATTTATCTTTCATCTAATCCTCACACTTGCGTACTAGCAAAAATTGCGCAGAACATCACAATGAGCAGAGAATACCATAATACTGGAATATCTTTCATACTACTAAACCTGTTGTTGCTTGCAACCACATCTTAGAAACTTCGTCGCTTGTGCTACACATTAGAATAACACCGCCTCGACCAAATGTTACTTCTTTTGGTTCACGTTCTCCAGTTAGACATACACTTGGTGCAAAACCTACACCATTTTCTGTCTGCACAAAAGCTCGTGGTGATTCGAGTGTGATACCTGTATCATTCTCTTCTTTGAGACGGCCAACCATTTCGCCGCCTGCAGTTACTAAAGTTACTACATCACTCACTATATTTCTCCTTCATAGTATTTGTCAAATTTCTTTTTGCTCTTTTCAATTCTCTTCATAAATTTATCTTCATCTACTTCGAGATATTGAATCAAAGCGGTGATCATAACGAGAGTATCTGCTGCTTCTTCAAGAATGCAATTCTCGTTACGTTTGCCTCCCTTATTTGCGTATTTTGAAATAGCTTGCACCAATTCACCACACTCTTCCGTGGCCTTTGACATCAGCGCGCTACCGTGATACAGTTCTACGTCTTCAGTCCGAGTCATTGATAACCTCGGCATCTTCTTTTGCCACATAGTTCAAAAACCTGATACCGTAATGGTTATCAGGTAATTGACGTGTTAGATATTCTTTTGGAAATGTTTCGATTAGCGGAAAGGTATCACCAACGTGAGTCGAGTACCATTTGCTTTGGTCGTTGCATTTTATAATCTTCAATAATTCCATAGACAAATCCTGCCCACTTTTCATGTTCTTGTAAGAAAGAGACCGTAAGGCCTTCTTCGCGGCCATGAGCTTCGATTTCCCATGGTTGATCAAAATAATCCATCTTATCGTGGTCAATCTTTTGTTTATGCCATCGAGTCAGATTAGGATGTCGGTCATACGAGTACATCTCGCCACGAGCCCATTGTTTAACATGAACCATTTCGTGGCTGATGACCCGCACAAATTCTTGTAGATCTTCTGAAGTGTCGACACGAATAGTATAATCTTTCGGTCGAACAACAGCGTCTACATATTCATAGATAACATCTGCGTGTATGCCTTCGTTTTCTACCAGATCCTTGACACCAACAACAGTGATCTGTAGATCTTTGATACGAGGCATTAATTTTTTAGCGCAGAAAGGAATAAGATCCCGAACCAGCTTGCGCTGGACAGGAGTAAGCTTTTTGGTGTATACTTTTGTCATACAATCTCCAAATTACATGCCCATTCTACTATACGGGGCTTGGATTGTACATGCCGACTAGTAACATTTTTTTTCATAAGAAAATCAATAACTTACGTCTACTTCTTCTTGTTCCCAATATTATATTTAGCCACCAGCTCCCAGTCATTCTTGTCCTTATGGGCAATGATTTTGATCTGATTCATCGGAGCTGCTGGATCTTCGATGTTTCCTTCGTTTACAACTGAGATGAGATTCCAGTCTGAGAGAAGCTTTGTAATTGTATTGCGTCTGCCTTGGTCCTCTTCAGAGAAATTTGTGGGCTTGCCGTCGAGGGCAAACAGTTCTTTGAAGTGAACAATATAATACTTGCCACGCTTATGAAGGATGTGACATGATTGATAAAGTTTCTTTTCTTTTGGAGATGCAATACCGATACGTGTAAGTGTTTCACGTACCTTGAGGAAATCGTCTTGACTCTGGAGGGTAACTTCAACTAGAGATTCTACCGCACTCATACTTAACCACCTTTTTCTAATTTTTCTTTTATTCTTCTTATTTGCTCATCAGACAGGATAGTTAATGCTTGTGCGGCCCTTTCATTACTGTAGCCATAGAACTCTGCAACTGCTTCCACATCACTGTCTTGCTCTTTTTTAAACCACTTCGAGAATCGTTTTCGTGGCCTGACAATATTTATAAGAAACTCGTATTGAAGAAGGTAATCGAGCTCGTGGTGGATATTCATCTCATTTGCGATAGTAACAGTATCTTGGAAGTATGATAGGCCTCGATTGACAATGAAGGCATTGTAGTCTTTCTCAGCGAGTGCATCGTTATCTGTATCACGCATCATGTTAATTTTTGTAACATTGATAGAGTTTAGATAATCAAAGGGACTCGTCGCCATAGTGCTCCTCCGTTTTTTGTTGTATAATATCCATCAACTTCTCACATTCTTCACATACATCGAACGCATACTCACCCATGTATATTATAGCTGGTTCTTCGGGAAGTACATTACTGCAGTTCGGTATTTGGCATGTTTTCTTCTGCTTTCTCTTAAACATCACCACCATCCTAAATTATGACCATTATGTATGATTATCATGAAACAGGTAAACACATGGAGGAGCCACCAGAATGTCCTGATGATAGCTACTGCATCTGCTTGCGAATCTGTTTCGCCTACTTTTTCACCAAGTGATTTGGCCCAAATTCTCCACATTACGAGAACTCACAGTTGACCATGATCTCGGTGAGGCATGCAGTCATGTTGATCTCGTGATCAGCAACGAATGCATCCTTGTATTGATAATCGGCGAGGATAAGAACGAGTTGAGGCACGCTGCCAGGTTTTAAGAAGTCAGAACACTTGTTGTAGATCTGACGGAATATAGTAGCAGGTTCTACGTCTGAATTGTCTGCGACCCACTTTCGGACGGTGGTAAAGTCTTTGTCTCGTAAAGCTCCAACAAGATTTTGTAGTGTAGTCTCATGTAGATTAGCGAGTACACCAGTGTCAATCCTGCCAGTAGCAGAGTATCGTTGTAGTTCATTCAGAATCCTTCGATTATCTGGAAAGTATTTACTAATTACCTCAGCAACAGCCTTCTGATCGAAGTCTACATTCTCGGATTTGAGGATGTTAATGACTCGCTTAAAGAGTTGAGCTGCCATATCTGGCTTGTCATCTTTGGCGATCTTAAACTCTATCACACTACATCGAGAGTGAAGAGGATCGATGATCTTGTTCTTGAAGTTACAAGTCAGAATGAATCCACAATTCTTGGAGTATTCTTCCATGAAGTTGCGAAGTGCTGGTTGTGTTGAGTTTGGATTGAGGTAGTCTGCTTCGTCGAGGATGACGTACTTACGACCACCACTGAGTGAGACTGATGAGGCAAACTGTTGTATCTCTACACGAAGTGTATCGATGTTACCATTCATCGAGCCATTGATGACGATGTAGTCGCAGTCGAGTTCTTCTAGCATTGCTCTAGCGACTGTCGTCTTGCCTACACCAGGACCACCGGTGAGGATAAGATTTGGAATATTGTCTTGATCGACAAACTGTTGAAATGTTTTCTTCAGATCAACAGGTAGAATTGTATCACTTACAGTTTTGGGACGATACTTCTCGACCCATAAAAAATCATCACGCATAAATCACCTACTTTCATAAAATAAAATGGCCAGTCGCCCCAATCCCTTCGCGCTTTGGCCGACACGTCAAGCTGTTCCGTGCCCCCTTTTGATCGTATTAGCCGAAGTCTGAGTTTGCTTCAAGGCTGATCCAATACTCTACATCGTCGGACACAAAGTGAGAAATGCCCTTCGAAGAAAGACTTACCGTGTAGGAGGACGGCAAGATCTTAACGTTTTCTGTTTTGAAAACTGCGGTAAAGGTACGATCGGTTGTTCCAACTTCGATGTCGTATTTATCAGAAGATGGATTCTTGGTGTCAGTTGCACGAAGAATAACCTTACCGTCTTCGCCAACGACTACAAGATCGGGGAATGACATGACGCCAAGTGCTTTCATGATCTCAGCAAAGTTTTCTTGCTTGAGTTCGAACACAACGTCTGGATCTTCCAACACAATCTCTCGATCGGGTGGTGTGATGATAGTAGAAGGATCTGCAAATGTATAACTGACCTTTCGACCAGGTGATGCGATGTTGACCATACGCTCGTCGATCTGGAATTCAGGATCTTCGAACAGCGACACAACACCGAGAAAACGAGACAAATCATAGATGGCAAAAGTCGAAGGAATAATGTCTTCGAGTTTGGCTTTGGCCATCATCGTCTTATTGGGCGAGATGGTCTTCAGATTCGTACCTTCAGAGAACTGAATCGACGGATTGATAGACGCAAAGTTTTTGAGTACTTGAATAGTACGTGTATTGAGTTTCATAATATAGTTTCCTACTTTTTCTTACCAAGTTTTTTGGGATCTGCTGTTGCTGATGCACCGATCGAAGCGATATGTGCAAGAGAACCACCAAATGTATAAGAACCGACATGCTTTAGTTGAATCCATGGACACATCCACACTTTCCTTCCCATACGTCTTACATTATAACAAAACATGTAGTCTTCGGACAAATATCGATTCGAATATTCTGTCTGATGTATACCTGTCTTCTTATCGGACAAAAATGAAATCACATCATCTTTGGACGCATCTGGATTTTTGTCATAGAACGCATTGATTTCATTCATCAGGTTCTGTGACTTGTCGTCAATCAATGCATCGAAGTATGCCATGATTTCACGACTGCCATCAAATTTTTCTGTACGTACATGATCAGGCTTGTATGTAAATTGCGGGTACTTTTCAGCATATTCTTCAAATACACGCTTTTGAACCAACATAAAACCAGTGCCACCTTCAGCCACTTCAGCAGGCTCGCTGATCTTAATAGCTTTCGATTTAACTGGATTGAAAACGTAATCGCCTACATAATTTTCTAATGTGTTAGGATTTTCATCAGCTACACCAGAATTTACGGCCTGTACAATCTTTTCCCAAGAAATCGTTTTCTTAGGATACGGACCACACATAACATCATACTCATCAGGATTTTGAGCTGCTAAACCCAACATTGCAATGACATCATCAGATTTAAATCCAATGTCGGAATCAATAAACATTAAGTGTGTACAGTCAGAACGCATAAACTCGTCAACACAATAGTTGCGCGCTCGAGTAATGAGTGACTCATTGAACAAGAAATAAAATTGAAGGCCGATGCCATACTTTGCCATCTTAGCAGATAGATCTGCCATGGCACGCGTGTACATACCAGAGCATTGTGCACCGTACATCGGTGTTGCAATGAATAATTTATACTTGCGTAGTTCTTCAACAGAAATGTTGATTTCCATAATATATCCTCACTTTGAAATACTATCCTACCATGTTTCTACGTAAATGTAAACAGGGTGGTTTTGAAAATAAAACGATGTACTCTGCAGATTATTCTTTTTCATATACTTTAAATGCTTATGCACTAATTTATCTGGTACATGTACATCACAATTTACCGTTACTTTACCCAAAGAAATCCTCCAAAGAATTAGTTTTCTTTTTACTTTCAGGTATTGGTGTGTAGTCAATGAATGGTGCGTGGCTGTACTCGTAACCTTGCCAATGGGGATACCATCGACGAGAAAGGTGTACGGACTGGGGTTTTTCCATATATTCAAAGTCTAACTCACCTTGATTATTTATCATCTCTCCCACCCACTCGTATAATTCTACACCAGCGCCTTGACTCTTTCGAATCTCTTCACGGAAGAGTTTACGTACAAAGTTTCGTGATGACCAATCACCACAAAATGGTGCGCCTTTATGCCAGCCAGTTTTTGGAATCTTACGACTAGGGTTTTCAATAGGCAGCGGTTCATATAAACGAACTGTAGCAGCATGAAAATTGGCAAGTGCTCGTGCTTGTTCTATATACTTACGTACGAGTTCTTTTGTTGCCTCTTCTGGATTATCTTGTCGACAGAGATGATGACGAATATCGATATTGCCAAAATAAAATTCAATGCAATCGAAGGCACCTTTTGGTAGAAAGCTTTCGAGTCCTTCTTTCAATGCACCATGTAATGTCTTGAACGGTACTGAGATGTTCTGCCAACCAGGACGATACATGCAAATAGCATGACTATCACCGATAGCAATATTACGAGATGGGTTCAATGCATTTGGATCGATTGTCTCAGCTTCTGTACACATACGCTTGAGATTATCCCAATCAACTTCGTTCCACTCAGCGTTGTACTCTTGACCTTTCTCTTTGGCCTTCTCGAGCTTCTCTTTCATAATGGCATAATAGTCGACCATATCAATGACGAGCGAGTATACTTTGCCTTTAAACTTGGAGAAGTTAACGAAGTTGTAGATGCCGCTATAATTTTGCAGTCCACCAAATAGATTCAGTGATCCGCCCCAATCATTGCCATGATAGACGTATAATTCATCGTACTCGTTCCAATCTTCTTTGTAGAGGAATCCGGACATACAGACATCTACATTACGACCGGTTTCCTTTAGCTGACTTGCATAGATGACACCTTGGGCGGCGCGGTGGCTGTCCATTGATTTTGATATAACATTGAATGGTGATGCTACTAAGCAGCGCATTGATCTTTCTCCCACTGACGATATGAATCTATTCTATCATAAATCGTCTCATCTTGTAAAACTGGTTCTGTACCTACGTTCCAGAAAAGTATGTCCTGACTGGTATTTTTAGGTATGTACTTCCACACTTTACCATCATATGTGTCAATAGTGGGGAAGGGAGGTAAATTTTCTTTCTTTTCCGCTTGAGTAAAAGCAAGCGGCTCTGATATAACTTCGCCTCGACCTAATTCGCCTGATTTAAGGTTGCGAGCGACAGCCACGCAACGAAACTCAGCTCGAGGCCATGCAATTTGAAGAGCTCTAGCAAGAACGCCCGTCGATATAGCAACGTATACAATTTTTGGTTCAGGTATTCGAGAAGCTGCATAAACAATTCCGGCGGTGGCGAGCTCGTGTCTAAGACCAAGTGGAATGAAATAGTGTCCTTCTTTTTCTGCATATTCTTTAGCCTTCTTATTTAAATTTGGCATCGCAGCGATACGATGAAATTGTACATCTGCGCCACGTTCTATACAACAAGCTTGATGAAGTGATACTCTCTTCGAAGATGGCATAAACAACGTCACCTTCTTTTTATGATGTTTTGCTACATCGAGAAGAGATACACCAGCAAGGCCAGTTCGAGGTTGGCAATACACAAGATGATCATTGGGAATCCTAGCAGCGAGAAGATCTCCTGCTCTTGTTTTAGTTCCAATGGTAAGATCATCCCTGACCACTCGCACACCGTCGTGTTCTTTGACAATTGGATCAGGATTGTATGGTGTCCATCCATCACACATCTCCAAATAATAATCTTTAGCAGCTTCATATCCGAAGATGCCAACATCTTTATTTACACCATCAATTACATGATTATTATGAGCCATATTTTTTCTCAAATTGTAATCGCAAATATGTTTTTCGGCTTACAGCAAAAAAGAACATGATACCTGTTTGTGCTATCATTGTAATCGTTGGTCCCCACATAAACTCAAATGCATAATATAAAATTACCCAACTAAGTGCCATATTTAAAGGTGTAGCTAAGACAGTATCAGTCACTGCCTCTATCACTGCTCTACGAACTCGTTCTGTCATACTTATTTGTCTTTAGCGACCAGTTTTGTGGATAAACCCAATCATATGGGATCATCTTCGTTTGTTTCTTTTCCCCGAGTTTCATCGACATGAACTTATAATGCATACACAACTTATCTTCCAAATTAAGATACTGATGAGTGTGTATGGGATTATTCGGGTGATTCTTTAAATAATCCATATGTTGTACTTGCATCTCTGCCCACTTATTCATAGGGACGTACTGGCCGTCCTCATCGATCTCATATTTAGATTTGCTCATGAGATGTGGACAGTCAAAGATCTGTGACAAACCATCGAAGTATCCTGTACCACCATGCAGGAACGAGTCGGGATCGACTAATTTTGGGTGTGTCATTGCAATATGACGAGCAGTATTTTTTGATGGATACATCGCATTACGAAAACCAAAATCTCGTACCATAATGATATTCATCTTCTTAGCAAACTCCATCATAGTCAACGGTCGTTTTGCATTCTCAAATAACTTGTCGATTTCAATAGCTGCATGCTTTGGTGTATCGATCAACCAATCTTTAACCTTCGTATCCTTTGGATAGTATATCTGAAA